GACAGCGCATGCGGAGTGTCGACCTCCTAAAAAGTCGCATCTGCGCCGGCCCCAGCGATAATTTGGGTGCATCGAGATTCGACTTCCCAATATTTATCCGCCTTTAGGAGGCTGCCCCATGGCACTTACCAATTTCAGCCTGCTCACTGACGAGCAGAAAACCACTTGGTCGATGGACCTGTGGAAGCATGCGCGTAACTACGCGTTCACGAACAAGTTCCTCGGCAAGGACTCCAACTCGCTGATTCAGCACATTATTGAGCTGAAGAAGTCCGAGAAGGGCGCCCGCGCCGTCATCACCCTGCTTGCTGACCTCGAAGGCGACGGCGTTGCCGGTGACCGTACGTTGGAAGGCAACGAAGAGGCGATGAAGAGCTACGATCAGGTCATCCGGATCGATCAGCTCCGCCACGCCAACCGTCACGAAGGCCGCATGGCCAATCAGAAGTCGGTTGTCGAGTTCCGCAACAACAGCCGCGACGTGCTGGCCTACTGGCTCGCAGACCGTATCGATCAGCAGGCCTTCCTGACCATGTCGGGTGTCAGCTACGCGATGCGCAACAACGGTGTGGCCCGTGTTGGTTCGGACTTCCCGTTCCTTGAGTACAACGCTGACATCTCGGCACCGACCAGCCAGCGCAAGATGCGTTGGAACGGTGCGACCAAGGTGCTGGTGCCCAACGGCGCGACCAACACGATCGCAGCGGCTGACACGCCGATGTGGGAGCTGTTCGTCCAGCTGAAGGCATACGCCAAGGACCAGTATCTGCGCGGCATCAAGAGCGGTGGCGGAGAGGAGCAGTTCCATGTGTTCCTGACCCCGCAGGCGATGGCCAAGCTGAAGCTGGATTCGACGTACATGGTAAACCTGCGCTCGGTATAGAAGCGTAGCGACTCCAACCCGCTGTTCACCGGCTCGGCTGTTGAAATCGACGGTCTGGTGATCCACGAGTTCCGTCACGTGTACAACACCTCGGGTGCCACGGCTCCGAACAAGTGGGGTGCAGCGGGCGACATCGACGGGTGCCAGATCCTCTTCTGCGGCGCGCAGGCGTTGGCCATGGCCGACATCGGCAATCCGGAGTGGGTCGAGAAGGGTTTCGACTACGAGAATCAGCAGGGCATCTCGGTGTCCAAGATCCTCGGGTTCCTGAAGCCGAAGTTCAACAGCATCTACTCGGGCAACACCGTGCAGGACTTCGGTGTGATCTCCGTGTACGTTGCTCAGTAATCATCGACTTTCAGGAGAAAACTCATGGCAAAGCTCAAAGCAACTCGTGGCATGCAGTACCCGCTGTTTGCTGAGTTCACCTTCAACTTCGACGACACCATGCTGGATGTCAACGGGGCTCTGGTGGATTTCAAGACAGTCGGCACTGTAGTCGTCGACGCGATCAATCTCCCCACCGGTGCCATCGTGACCGGCGGTGAGGTTGTGACCGAGACGGCTGTGGGTGGCTCGACCGCGTACAACGTGTCGGTTGGCGATTCTGCCAGCACGGTCCGTTATCTCGGTGTCACCGACAAGGTGACTGCGGGCCGCACCGCACTGGTCCCGACTGGCTACGTCGGTCTTGGCGAACAGATCCGAGTCACGGTCTCTCCGACCGTCGACGCGGCTACTGCCGGCAAGGTCACCGTCCGTGTCGAGTACATCATCCGCAACCGCGTCAACGAAACTCAGACTAACTAACTGGGTTGAGAAGGGGCCCAATTGGGCCCCTTCTTCTATTGGCCAACCATCTGGAGAACAGGCATGAAGGAGCTTCCCAAGCTCGTGCTTAACCGTGACTACGTGATGTCCACCAACAAGGGCCACGTCATCGAATTCAAGAAGGGCAAGGCGATCAATGTGCCAGCCATGGTGTTCAAGGACGCCATCGCAATCGGTGCGCAGCCTGCTGATGGTTCGGACCCAGACGTCATCGACAACGACAAGAAGGCGGCACCACCGGCAGACCCGGTAGAGCGCAATCCCATCATCAAGAAGGCGATTCTGGAACTAGTCGATGCCAACGAACGTGAGGACTTCACGGCCGCTGGTACTCCTACCGTTGATGCTGTTTCCAAGGCCGTTGGCTTCAAAGTCAGCTCCAAGGAGATCGCCGGCGTGTGGCAGGAGATCAACGACGACAAGGCGGCGCAGTAAGTGAACG